TGCAACAGCGCGTGGAGATGGTCATTGTCGATACTCAGGGTTGAGGTTCCGCGCAAGCTAAAGCCTCTACTCGCGCCCAGACGGTACAAAGGCGCATACGGCGGGCGAGGTGGGGCTAAGTCCCATTTCTTTGCCGAACAGATCATTGTCCGGTGCCTGATTAAGCCCACTCGCGTGGTATGTATCCGCGAGGTGCAGAACAGCATCAAGGATTCAGTAAGGCAACTACTGATCGACAAGATCGAGAAGCTGGGGCTATTGCAGACGTTCGATGTGCTTGAGAGCGAGATACGCGGCCCCGGTGGTTCGCAGATCGTATTCAAGGGCATGCAGTCCTACAACGCGGCCAACATCAAGTCGCTAGAGGGCTATGACATTGCATGGGTAGAGGAAGCTCAAACCCTGAGCCAGCACAGCCTAGACCTACTCAGGCCCACGCTGCGCAAGAATGGCTCAGAGCTTTGGTTTAGTTGGAACCCGCGATTCAAGACAGACCCGGTTGACCAGTTTTTCAGGAAGAACCCGCCCGACGATGCGGTAAGCGTGCTGATTAACTGGCGCGACAACCCTTGGTTCCCCGATGTGCTTCGCAAGGAAATGGAGCACGACTTTCAGACCGACCCGGACAAAGCCGAACACATTTGGAACGGCGCATACGGGTTTGGTCAGGGTGCCATCCTGGCTAGGTGGGTGGCAATCGCTGAACGGAATGGCCGCATCACTGATGTAAAGGCCGACCCGGACGGCGCGCCCATCGTCGTAAGTAGCGACATCGGGTTTAGAGACACAGCAGGCTGGTGGTTCTGGCAGCCCCAGCTAGGCGGCTACAAGGTACTCAAGTACATCGGTGAATCTGGATTCGATGCTGACGACTGGATACCTCAGTTGCAGAAAGAGATTGAAGCGATAGGCGCACCGTTGGGGCGTATCTGGCTGCCGCATGACGCGAGAGCCAAGACGTTTCAGAGCAAACACACGACTGTGGACAAGTTCCTGACGGCGTTTGGCGCAGGGAAAGTCGCAGTAGTGCCGCAAACCAAGAAGCTAGACCAGATCAGCGCAGCCCGCACGGTCATCAACAAATGCGAGTTTGACCGTGATGCCTGCGAAGAGGGTCTCGATGGTCTGAGGGCTTGGGAGTACGAATACAACGAGGAAACCGGCGTATTCAGCCGTGAGCCTGTCCACAACTGGGCAAGCCATCCGAGCGACGCATTCGCCTACGGGTGCCAAGTCATGCAACTAGCTGAGCCGCCCAAGCCCGCGCCCGAGGAAATGCGCGGGGTGACGGTAGGCCGCGCAACCGTGACCCTTGAAGAAATGTGGCGAGACACGCCAAGACAGTCACACAGGATTTGATATGAGCAACCCAGCACAAGCCGCGCCGTTCTTTCATGTCGGCAGCGTCAAGCTTTCACCCACGACTAGCAGCGTTCGCGCGCAATTGCCCACTGTGGGTAGTCAGGCCATTCTGTACAACGCTGGGCCGGATATCGCTTTCATTGACTTTGGCGGCGCGACCGTGACCGCTCAGGTGCCGAACAACAGCACCACGACCGGCTCTCTCACGCTGCCCCCGCTGTTCACGCAGGTTATCTATACCCGTGACACGGCAACAGACACTTACGCGGCTGCAATCTGCGCGAGTGGCAGTGCGGCGGTTTACATCGACATTGGTAACGGCTCCTAAGGACACACCATGGCTCAGACACAAAGCCTTTTCCCGATCAGCGTCAAGACGATGACCGTCACGGGCGCAACAACGGCCAGCACATCTACTCTGCTGCCGAATGCTGGTGACACGATTCACCTGTTTAACGAAGGCCCGAACAACGCTTGGGTATCTGTTGGCAGCGGTACGCAGGTAGCCACGCTACCCTCTACGACTGTCGGCAGTGCTGTAGCGACCAGTTTCCCTGTTCCTGCCGGTGCTGTGGTTGTGTACGGCATCCCGGACAGCGTGGTTTTGAGTATGAGCGCCATCACCCGCACAGGTACTGCGGTCATTAACGTGGCTGTCAATCGGGGCTGCTAAGTGTCCGTCACCTACTGGATTCAGCAGATCAGCACCTACGACAGCACTGTAAAGAAGTGGCTGGCGCGTGCTGAAAAGATCGAGAAGCGATACCGTGATGAGCAAAGCATGGTGTCGCGTCCGAATCAGACTGCGAAGTTCAATATCCTGTGGTCAAACGTGCAGACCATCGTGCCTGCCGTGTTCTCACGCCTGCCCAAGCCGGATGTATCGCGCAGGTTCAAAGACAATGATCCAGTGGGCCGTGTTGCGTCCATCATCCTTGAGCGCGCGCTTGAGTATGAGATTGAAAAGTACCCGGACTATCGAGGGGCGATGGGCAACAGCGTGCAAGACCGCTTTCTAGGTGGCCGTGGCACGTCATGGATTCGCTACGAGCCGCACTTCAAAGCCGCTGAGGTTGACCAGCCGACAGACGGGCTGGGGGCTACGGAAGACATTGACGAGCCCAATGAGGAATTGGACTACGAATGCGCGCCGGTTGACTACGTTCACTGGCGTGATTTCCTGCACGGTCAGGGCCGGACTTGGGAAGAAGTCTCGTGGGTAGGCCGCAAGGTGTACATGCGCCGTCCTGCGCTGGTGGAACGCTTTGGCGAGGAACTAGGCGAGAAAATCCCGCTCGATACGCAGCCTGAAGAGCGCAAGCGCAAGGAAGGTGCTGGCGGCGACTACGAAGCGTGTATCTACGAGATTTGGGACAAGACCAGTGGAAAGGTCTTTTGGTTGTCCAAGTCGATGAATGAGATGCTGGATGAGCGCGATGACCCGCTGAACCTGGAGCAGTTCTTCCCGTGCCCCAAGCCTCTCTACGCAACCCTGACGACCGACACGCTTGTACCTGTTCCTGATTTCACGCTGTACCAGGATCAAGCCAAGACGCTCGATTTGCTGGCCGACCGCATCAACGGTTTGGTCGATGCCCTGCGCATTCGTGGTGCATACGACTCAGCCACACCGGCATTGGCGCGGATATTCAGCGAGGGTGACAACACCGTCCTTATCCCTGTTGAGAATTGGGCGGCATTCGCTGAAAAGAACGGTCTGGCCGGCACGATCAGCCTGATTGACTTGAAGCCGATCTATGAAGCACTGAACGGCAGCTATCAGGCGATGGAGCAGCAGAAACAGCAGGTTTATGAAATCACCGGCATTGCTGACATTGTTCGCGGTCAGGGTGAGTCAGGCGAAACAGCTACGGCGCAACGGATCAAAGGTCAGTACGCATCGCTGCGGCTGAAGTCGATGCAGGCCCAGGTGGCGCAGTACGCGGCTGAGTTGATCGAGTTGAAGGCCCAGGTGATCTGCGGACAGTTCCAACCGGAAACCATCGCGCAAATGGCGTGCGTGAATCAGTTCAACGAGGCTGACAAACAGTTCATCGGCCCAGCTCTGGAACTGCTGAAAAGCGGCGCGCTGGCTGAGTTCCGTATCGAGGTATCCGCCGACTCGCTGGTGCAGATTGACGAAGACCGCGAGAAAGAGCAGGCCACGGAGTTCATTACCGCTGTGTCTGGTTTCATTGCCAACGCATCTAAGGTGCCGCCCGAGGCCGCGCCGATGATGGGCGAGTTGCTCAAGTTCGGCGTATCCCGCTTCAAGGCCGGGAAGACGATGGAAGGCGTGATAGACGAGTTTGTTGACAAGGCCAAGCAGCAAGCCCAAGCGCCCAAGCCTCCCAGCCCCGAGCAGATCAAGGCGCAGGCAGAGCAGGCCAAGATGCAGTTTGAGCAGCAGAAGATGCAGCAGGAAGCCGCCCAGCAGGCCGCAGAGACGCAGCGCGCCCAGCTTGAGATGCAGATGGAAGGCATGCGCGCCCAGCTTGAAGCGCAAGCATTGCAGGCCGAACAGCGCCGAGAGGATGCCCGCCTGCAAATGGAAGCGATGCAGCAGGAGTGGGAGCGCAAGGACGCCGAGCGACAACAGATGTTTGATCTTTTGATGCAGCGCATGAAAGACGAAACCACTCTGCAAGTCGCTCAGATCGGCCAGCAAACCACGCTTAAGTCTGCGCAGATCAGTGCAGCAAACACGGCAGCAGGAGACACGCCCAATGCGTAAAACCTACGTGCAAGACCCCGTGACGTTTGAGCTTATCCCAAGGGATGAGTACGTCAGGCGCGGCGATGTAAACGCCCCCATGGTCATGCCAGACATTGGCGAGTACACATCAATGATTGACGGGTCACGCATCACGTCACGGGCACAGCATCGCGCGCACCTGAGACAACACGGTGTGATCGAAGTGGGCAACGAAACAAAAGCGTTGCTGTCACGAGTCAAGCCCCCAAGCCCCCCTCCCGGCTTGAAGGAAACGCTAATCAGGGAGTTTCAGAAACGAGGTCTCTAAATGGCATTCATCAAAGAACAAATGGGCGGCGGCACCTCTGCGGGGCAAGCCAAGGCAATGAACGGCACTGGCGGCAGTCTGGCGGCCACTGGCAGCACGCAAACCGATGCGGCGCTGGTTGTGGCCAGCATCACCATCGTGACCGCTGCGGACGGCACCAAGGGCGTGCGCCTCCCGGCGTCTTTCCCTGGCGAAAGCTGCACGCTGTTCAACAACGCTGGTTCTACCTGCAAGGTGTGGCCCCCGTCTGGCGCGGCTATCACCGTTGTTGGCACGGGCCTGGGTACGGCGGACGCTGCGCATTCGCTGCTGACGTACAAGACTGCCACGTATCTGTGCCAGTCGGCCACGCAGTGGTTTGTAACCGTCTCCGCTTAAGGAAAACAGATGACCATCGAGCAAACCACTTTGCCCGCAGAAGTCGAAACACAACAACCCACCACAGACCGCCGCGAATTGCTGGAACAAGCGTTTGGGCAGTCTGAGACAGAGAAAGCCGAGCAGCGCGCCCGTGATGAGGCCGGACGCTTTGCCAAGCAGGAAAAGCCCGCAGAGCCCCCGCCCGCACCGGCCCCGCAAGAGCAAGCCCCAGCCCCCAAGCTGACCACATGGAAGAAGGATTACATCCCTCTGCATGAAAAGCTGGAGCAGGGCCTTCCCCTGTCAGCGGATGAGGCAAAGCGCTTGGCTCAGTACAACTACCAGCGCGAAGGCGAGTATGCGACCGGCATCAGCATGCACAAGGACCGGGCAACCCGGCTTGAGTCGGTGGAGAAGGCCATTGAGCCTTTCATGCCGATGCTGCAACAGAACAACGTCACGCCGGACAAGTGGATTTCAGCGCTGGGCAATGCTCATGCGCAACTTGTGAACGGAAACGATCAGCAGCGCCTGCAAGCCTTCATGAAGCTGGCGCAGGACTACAACGTGCCCTTGACTGGCTTCGGTCAGATGCAGGGCGCACAAGGACAACAGCCAGACCCCAACCTGTTGGGTCTGATGGAACAGATCAACCAGTTGTCGGGCCGAATCCAAACGGTCGATAGCTGGCGTGAGCAGCAAGAACAGCAGCGCGTCACAGCCGCGATTGCCGAGCTTGCGAACGATGCGGAGAAGTACCCGCATTTTGAAAAGGTGAAAGGCACGATGGCTCAACTACTTGAGTCAGGTTATGCCCCCGACCTGAAAACGGCCTATGCCAAGGCAGTCCGTCTGGACGATGAAGTGTGGACAGCAGAGCAAGCGCGCCAATCTCAGGCCGCAGAGGCTGCCAAAACGCAGAGTCACGCCGTAGCACGAGCCAAAGCCGCAGCGGTCAGCCCGCGCAGCGCCACACCTAGTGGTGTTGTGGGTAAAGCCCCGGCAACAGATCGCCGTGCGTTGCTCGAGGAAGCCTTCGACGCATCGACCGGCAGGGTTTAACTTGACTTGAAAGAGGTTCAACATGGCATTTGCTAACGCAACTGTGTCGGACATCATCGCGACCACCATCCAACACCGAAACGGTGTTCTCGCTGATGACCTGACCAACAACAACGCGCTTTTGCGCACCCTGAAAAAGCGCGGCAACGTGCGTCCGTTCTCTGGCGGTAACGTCATCCTTGAAGAACTGATGTACAACGACCCGTCCACGAACAACGCGGACAGCTATTCGGGCTATCAACTGATCAACATCAGCCCCGACAGCCCGATCAGCGCGCCGCAGTTCGACATCAAGCAGTATGCTGCTTCGGTGACGGTCAGTGGTCTGGAAATGCTGCAAAACAACTCCAAAGAACGGATCATTGATCTGGTCGATGGGCGTATGCAGGTTTCCGAAGCGCGCATCATGAACCGCATCGGCTCAGACATTTACCTGGATGGCACCGGCAACGGCGGCAAGAACATCACGGGTCTGGCTGCTGCTGTTCCCGACAGCCCGACAAACACTTACGGCGGTATCGACCGCAATACGTGGGCGTTCTGGCAATCGCAGTCGTTCAGCGGTGTGACCGATGGCGGCGCTGCTGTGTCGTCGTCCAACATCATCCAGTACATGACGGCTCTCGGCCTGTCGCTGGTTCGCGGCAATGACAAGCCGGACCTGTGGGTTGCTGACAACAACTACTACGGGTTCTACGTCAACGCACTGCAAGCCATTCAGCGTGTCACGTCTGACGGCGGCGGCGATGCGGGCGCTGGCTTTGCCTCCCTCAAGTTCTACGGCGGCGGTATGAGCGCTGACGTGGTGCTGGACGGTGGTATTGGCGGCGCTGCGACTGCAAACCACATGTGGGCACTGAACACGAAGTACATCTACTTCCGCCCGCACTCGGACCGCAACTTTGTTCCCATCGGCGGCGAGCGCCAAGCGGTGAACCAAGACGCGATTGTGAAACTGTACGGCTGGGCCGGGAACCTGACTTGCTCGGGCTCTCAGTTCAACGGCGTGCTGATTGCCTAAGGAGCACACAACATGACCGCTTTTGTCACTACGCCCACCTTGGGCATCAACCTTGCGGCCACGACCGCAGGGACCACTACCGCAGGCGAAGGCGCTGCGTTCACGCTCGGTACGCAAGTCACCGGCAATGACGGCTCGGTCTGGATGTACGTTCAGGCCAGCGGCGCAATCTCGCAGTACTCCTATTGCTGCATCGACACGGGCTTTCAGTGCTACATCGGCACCAAAGCACTGGTCGATCAGGGCATGGAGATTGCGATTGCTCAGGTCGCCTTTGCTGACAACGACTTCGGCTGGGTGCTCATCAAGGGCACGGGCGCGCAGTACAAGGTGAACGTGCTGATCTCCTGCACGGCCTCTGTGCTGCTGTCCACCACGGCTACTCCGGGTTTCCTGGATGACACCGCAGCGACCGCTACCCAAACCACCATTCTGGGTCTGCAACTGCAAACTTCGGCAACCGCCTCCGGTGGTTACTCGATGATCGCCAACTTCCCCAACCGCGCTCAAGGCGGTCTTGCTTGGACGTATTGATGTACAAGCTGCAACCACTCACCGAGGTAAGGACTGTTCTTGGGGAAACTCAAGAGTTCATAGATGCAAACATCCGGTCTGCGCTCAAGCGCAAACTGCCTTGGCTGAGTGGTTGTGAGGAAGCAAAAGATGGACCGCTGGCTATCGTGGCTGGCGGTCCTTCCCTTTCATGGACAAAGGACGATCTGCGCAAGTTTGGCAACGTGATGGCATGCGGCAGTTCTCACGATTGGTGCATAGCCAATGGTGTGAAGCCGAACTACACCGTGTTGCTTGACCCTGCGGAGATTGTTTGCGATTGGCTAAAGACGCCAGACAAGGATTGTCTGTATCTGGTGGCCTCTCAATGTGCCCCCAACGTGTTCGACACATTGAAAGACTACCGCGTAGGCGTATGGCACGCAGCGGCGGAAAAGATGATTCCCGAGCTGGAAGGAATGCAGCTTATCGGCGGTGGATGTACCGCTGCTTTGCGTGCGATCAGCTTGGCGATTATTTTGGGGTATCACGACCTGCACTTGTTTGGCTTCGACTCTTGCATATGGGACAACGAAAAGTCCCATGCGTACAGCGTTGATGACGTTCACAAGAACATGATCCGTGACCGCAAAGCCATCGTGCATTTCAACGGGCGGCAGTTTGTCTGTGCCCCGTACATGATCGCTCAGGCGCTCAACTTCAAAGACATTCTCAAGCTGTGGCGTGAACACTTCACCCCCACGGTTTACGGCGACGGCTTGATCGCTGAAATCTGCAAGTCTCCCGACTCTGACCTGATGGTCAGGGTTTAACGGCGTGCGCCCGATTGCGCACAACTCAACTACTTGAGGAAACCCATGGCTACCAACCTTCTGCCCAGCGACGACGCAAACCCCGAATTTGTGGGGGCGCGTGACCCGGACCAAACCCTGTTCGTCAAGTTCTACCAAAAGGCGAAAAAGAACAACTTCTTGACCGCTAAAGAAGGCCGACCGATCTTTGATGATGTGGATTTCGTTCTGATCCAAGTGCCGGGGGACAAGAACTTCAACCTCGACGTTCCGGTGAACGACACGCACAAACAGCGCTTCCCCCAGCATTGGGCGCGCTACCTGAACAGCAAGCGCACCGACAGCGGCGGCCAGATCGGTACGCCACTGAACGAATGGACGCTCCTGAGCCGTTCGCAGGCAGAAGAATTGAAGTATCTGGGCTTCCTGACTGTGGACAGCATCGCCAATGCCTCAGACGCTCAACTGCAATCGCTGGGCATGAAGATGGGCTATCAGCCCCACGCATTCCGCGACAAGGCCCGCGCCTACCTTGCCCAAACCGGCAATAGCGCAGCGGCTGAAAAGGACATTGCTGAGAAGACGGCGCTTCGCAATCAGCTTGAGGAAAGCCAGCGGGCTATTCAGGAACTGCGCGATCAGATGGCGGCGATGTCCACCACAGCAACACGCGGCAAACCGGGCCGCAAGCCCAAACAAGAGGTTGAGGCTTAACAATGTCTTCCACGCTGCTGCAACTCGTCCAGCAAGCCACGGCAGAGATGGGGCTACAAGTTCCCAACTCTGTTGTCGGCAACACCAATGACACGGTGGTGCAACTGCTGGCGCTTACGAACGCCGTGGGCAACGAGATTCAGCGGCAGTACATCTGGCAGCACTCGACCATCCAGTATCGGTTCAATGCCGAAGTTTTGATTACCACGGGCAACGTAACGAACGGTTCGGCGGTCATCACGAACATTCCCGACACGACAGGGCTCGATACCACTTGGCAGGTAACCGGCACGGGCATCAATACCAACGTCAACATCCTGTCCGTCGATTCAGCCACGCAAGTGACGCTCGACCAAGCCTGCACGGCCTCGGGAACGGGTGTTGCGCTGAACTTCGGCAAGGTCAAGTACACGCTGCCGTCTGACTTTGATCGCCCCATCCCTGCAACGAATTGGGACGTAACCAAGCATTGGGCCATCATCGGCCCCCTCACTGCGCAACAGTGGGAGTATCTGATTTCCGGCTGGATCGCGACCGGCCCGGTTATCAACTGGCGTCTGCTGGGTGGGTACTTCCAAATCTGGCCCATTCAGACCTCCGAGGATCTTTTGGGGTTGGAGTACATCTCTAGCAATTGGGTGCGCGCTACGGGCCAGTTTGCGCCCAGCAAATCGTCTTTTACAGCGGACACAGATACGTGCGTGTTCCCTGATCGCCTGATGGTGCTGGGCCTGAAAAAGAAGTTCTTTGAAGCGAAGAACTTTGACACGACCGCATTGATGCGCGACTACGAAACCCAATTGAGCATTGCGTATGCCGCCGATGCTGGGGCGGGTAATCTCGCCATGAGCCAGCGCGGTGTGGGCTACCTCATCAATTGGGCAAACCTGCCGGATACCGGCTACGGGGGAAGCTAACTTGCGCCCGCAGAAAGCCAAATCCCTGCACGCATCGCTGGCTGCCCCGGTGGGCGGCTGGAATGCGCGTGATGCTGTGGCCGCAATGCCTGAGCTGGATGCGGTCATCATGGATAACGTGTGGCCGACTACATCAGATGTGATGCTGCGCAAGGGCTACACAGAATGGGCGACCGGCATCCCGACGCAGGTTCAAACGCTGATTTCGTACCAGTCAACTACGGCGGATGAGCTTTTTGCAGCGGCGGGGACGGAAATCTATGACGTGACCACGCAGGGTGCGGTGGGTGCGGCGGTGGTTACGGGCATGAGCAATGCCCAATGGCAGTACACCAACATCTCCAACACTGCCGGTAACTGGCTGATCGCGGTCAACGGTGCGGACACTCCGAGGCTCTACAACGGTGCCACATGGTCAACCACTGCAATCACGGGTGTGACGCAGGCCAATCTGATTCACGTCAACCTGTTCAAAAACCGCGTGTGGTTTGTCGAAAAAGACACGATGAACGCATGGTATCTCGGGGTTGATGCTATTGCAGGCGCGGCGACAAAGTTCCCGCTATCTGCCATCGCGACCCGTGGCGGCTACCTGATGGCAATGGCGACATGGACGATTGACGCAGGCGAAGGGGTTGACGATTACGCCGCCTTCATCACGTCCGAGGGTGAAGTCATTGTGTATATCGGCACAGACCCAACCAGCGCATCAACTTTTGCGCTAAAGGGTGTGTGGCAGATGGGTTCCCCGATTGGGCGGCGCTGTTACCTCAAGTACGGCGGTGACTTGCTGCTGATCTGCTATGACGGCGTGCAATTGATGTCCAAGGCATTGCAGTCAACCCGCGTTGACCCACGCGCAGCCCTGACGGACAAGATTCAGGGCGCGATGTCCGAAGCGGCGAGTCTGTACAACGCGAACTTCGGCTGGCAGCTTGACTTCTGCCCGAACAATTCGCGGGTCATGCTGAATGTCCCCGTGACGCTGGGCGAACAGATGCAGTTCGCCATGAACACGATTACAGGTGCTTGGTGCAGGTTCACCGGCATTGATGCAAATTGCTGGGAGCAGTTTCAAAACGTCAGCTACTTCGGCGGCGATGGCGTGGTTGGTTTGTTTTGGGACGGTGCCAACGATGCAGGCGACATTGTGGAAGGGGATGTGCTGCAAGCATTCTCGACCTTTGGCAATCCCGGTTTGCTCAAGCGCTGGACGATGGCGCAACTGTTTTTCTCTGCCTCTGGCCCGCCTGCGATTGATGCGTCTATCAACGTCGATTACGACACGGCGCTATCCAATGCGTCTGTGCAAGTCTCGCCCGCTACGGCGGGGCTGTGGGATGACGGTCTTTGGGACGATGCGCTGTGGGGTGGTGGGCTGGCAAATTACAAGCCCTACGTGGGGTTGACCGGATTGGGCAAGTCTGCCGGTATGCGTCTTGCGATGGCGTCCGACCAGCTAGAAATCCACTGGCAGGCGACAAACTTTGTTTACGAAGGCGGCGGCTTCCTTTGAGGGGCAAAGAGCTTGTATTCGGTGATGCGGTGGCCCATTGGGTGTGGGAGCGTGTCGGGATGCCGTGCAAAGAATACGCCGCCATCGGGCTCAAAGGCAAAGAGATAGTAAGCGGGGTTGTGTACACACGATACAGCCCTGGCGCAGGCATCGAATTGACGATTGCCAGCGAAGGAACGACATGGGCTGTCCCGGATTACTTCAGGGCGATATTTGCGTATCCGTTCAAGCAGCTAGATTGCCAGCGGGCTACAGCGGTGGTAGCGGCGGGAAACATCAAATCCCGCAACCTATGCCAAAAGCTGGGGTTCACGATGGAAGGCTACTTGAGGTACGGATTCAAAGACGACGACGCCATCATCTATGGCATGTATCGTGACAACTGTAGGTGGACACAATGATTAAACAGATTCTCGCCATGTTGGCCCCTGAAATGCGGCTGATGTTCGACAAGGGCAGCAGCGCACCCCCGGCTCCCGACCCTTACGCTGTGTCCGGCGCTCAAGCTGCATCCAATGCCGACACGGCTCGATTGAACGCGCGACTGAACCGCGTCAATCAGGTCACGCCTTATGGCAACCTAACCTACAGCCAGGGGCCGGGCTCGACCTTCAATCAATCCGCCTATGACGAAGCCATGCGCAACTGGCAGTCACAGCAGCAAGCTGGTACGCAGGGCAATGCGTCCATGGGCATGACTGGCTACGGCGCAGAGGGTGGCGAGTACTACAACACGAACCCCGGCACGCAGGGCGCAAGCACTCCCATGCCTGACCGTAATCAATTCATGACGCCGGGCTCTGATGAATGGACGGCAAGCATTAACCTGTCGCCTGCGCAACAGGCATTGCTCGACCAGGACAACCGCATCAAAGCGCAACTCGGCAGCACGGCAGAAAGCCAGCTTGGCCGCGTCAATGCAGCCATGAGCCAGCCCTTTGACACTTCCGGCATGACGGCGTACCGCGCCGCTCCGCAAGGTGGTGGCGCTCAGAACTTCAACGCCCCGCAAGCCAACTACATGCGCGACATTGCGGGCGGCAACATCCAGACATCACTGCCAAACAGCGACTACGGCGCACAGCGTACCTCTGTCGAAAACGCCATCTACTCGCGCCTGAATCCGCAGCTTGAGCGTGACCGCCAGGCTCAAGAGGCACGACTCGCCAATCAGGGCTTGGCTATCGGCTCTGAGGGTTACCGCGAGGAAATGGACGCGCTGGGCCGACAAGCCAATGACGCACGGATGCAAGCCATTCTGGCTGGTGGACAGGAACAATCCCGGCTGGCTGGCCTTGACCTGCAAGCGGGCCAGTTCGCCAACCAAGCGCAACAGCAAGGATTCGGCCAGAACGCTACCCGCGCAGCCCTGAACAACAGCGTCAACGACACGCAGTTTAACCAGGGCATCCAGACGGCAGGCTTTAACAACCAAGCCAACCAGCAGAACTTTGCCCAGCAGATCGCGGCGTCGCAAGCAAACGACCGCCAGCGTCAACAGCAGATGCAGGAACAGGCGTATCTGCGCGGCCTGCCGATGAACGAACTGAACGCGCTGCGCTCAGGCTCTCAGGTCGTCAACCCGCAGTTCTCGCCTACGCCGCAAACCAACGTGGCGGGCACAGATGTATCCGGCAATGTTTGGAACGCCTACAACGCCAACGTGGCAAACGCCAATGCAGATCAAGCCGGGAATAACTCATTCCTTAGCGGGTTGTTTGGCCTTGGCACGGCGGCACTGGGTTCGCCGTGGCTGGGTGGTCTCATGGGATTGGGGAAGAAATAAATGGCACAAGCATCATTCGGTCAGTTGGTTGACCCGCAAGAAGAAGCCATCCAGCGCCAGCGGCAGTACGCCCAGGCTCTGCGACAGCAAGCCATGCAACCGATGGAGCAGCAGGTTGTATCAGGCCGTGTCGTTCCTTTCAGTGTAACGCAAGGGCTGGCGAACATGCTCAAAGCCTACGCAGGGCGCAAGGGCGAAGAAGACGCCGATACGAAAGCCCTAGAGCTTGGCACGCGCAAACGCACGCAGGGCGCGGCTGAGTTGCAGGGCATCGTTGAGGCGCTACGGGGAAAACCAGCCATTCCGAGCTTCCAGACCGGCGCAAACGAGATGGGCGATGAGTCTGTGATGCAAAACCCGGTAGCCGCACAAGCGCCCGACCAAAACAAGGCGCTGGCGATGGCGCTGGCTTCGCAGAATCCGATGGCGCAGCAGATCGGCGGGACGCTGCTGACCGCATCGCTCCCCAAAGCGCCCAAGATGGAGCGCGTAGAGATTCCTGACGGCAAGGGCGGCAAGCGGGTAGGGTTTGTGGATATGAACTCGCCTAACCCGTTCTCGACGTTCCAAGAAGGCGGCGTTGACCCAGCAAAAGGCATCGCCGTTAACGGGCAGATCGTCAACCCGACGCAGATGGGCCAGACCATCCCGAAACAGCTTGACCCGACTGACCCGCGCAGGGATTTGTTGGTGCCTGGGCCTGATGGGCAGCTTGTGCCAAATGCCCCGCTGGTGGGCGTTAAGCAGGGCATTGCAAAGGCTGGCGCGTCTCAAGTGTCACTAAGCACGGAAAAGGGCTACGCCGGGGCAATGGCAAAAGGATTGGCAGATCAAGACCTTGCCGCTGTCGATGCCGCACGTTCCGCCCCGCAGCGCGTACAGGCAGCACAGCAAGTTAAACGAATCCTTGATACTCAAGCCCCAATTACCGGTACGGGCGCAGAAGCGCGGCTTGCCGTAACCAAGGCGCTGGCTACGGCTGGCGTGATCGACGGCCAAGCCGTTAAAAGCACGGAAGACCTTGCATCGCTGCTTGCCAATCAAACGCTTGAGGCTATTAAGACTTCCGGGCTTGGCTCTGGGCAAGGATTTACCGACAAGGACCGCGCATTCTTGGAGCGCGCCAAGTCGGGCAACATTGAGATTAACGCGGGCACTTTGCGCACGCTGGCGGACCTTAACGAAAAGTCGGCCCGCGAATCACTCAAGCGCGGCCAGCAAGTCGCTAACCGCATCAAAGGGAACAAGGATTTTGGTAGTGTTGGGCAAGACATTCCGCTTGAAATGCCGCCCGAATACGCTCCGCCTTCTGTGGTCCGCAAGCCCAACGCGGGCGGCGTCAAATTCTTGGGGTTTGAATAATGCCTATCGCACGCTTTGAAATGCCCGATGGGCGCATCGCTCGGTTTGAAGTTCCCGAAGGAACTACACCCGAACAAGCCCAAGCTATTGGCCAGCAGTTCATGCAAAGCCAAGCCCAGGCAAACCGCGTTAGCCCAGAGGCATCGGCGCAGGCTGCGCAAGGGGTTGGCATTCCCGAAGCAATGTTGATCGCTGGTGGCCGTGGCTTCGATAAGGCCGCAATGGGCCTTAAACAGCTTGCGCTAGGTGGCGTCAAAAAGTTTGCGCCCGAGTCTTTTTCCAAAGCGGCTGCTCAAGAATTGGCGGCGCTTTCTGAACAAGAAGCGCAGAAAGACAGCGCTTATGCTGGCCTGCAAAAAACTAGGCCCGTATCAACCGGAATTGGTGAGGCAATTCCATCTGTGATGGCTACCAGAGGGGCAGGCATTATCCCTGCTGCGGTAGGTACTGCGGCGGTAGAAGCTCTTAAATACGGAACTCCGCAGGAACGAGCCCAACGGGGAGCTATTTCAGGTGGCTCTGCTTTGGTTGGCGGCTACGTGGGCGATAAGGTGGCAAGCCTGATTTCCCCGTTGGCAAGCAAGGCAGTGAGCGCCACCCAATCCGAAGCCCTAAAGACAGCACAAAAGCTGGGCTACAAGCCCCGTTTGTCAGAGGTTACGGGTAGTGCGCTGGCTGCGCGTATTGAAGACGTTGCAGCCCGTACGCCCGGTGGCGCTGGAGTCATGCAAGACTTTGCGCAAGCCAACCAGCAAGCCATTAACCGACGCGCCGCGCAAGGCATTGGCGAGACTGCTGACGAACTAACTCCCAAGGTGTTCAGCGATGCGTCCAAGCGGCTGGCCGGTGTGTTCAATGAAATCAAGTCACTGCCAGGTAAAACGATTGGTATTGGCGATGATGTAGCGGCTGCGGCTGATGACATCCTGCGTATGCAAGGCAAGATGATTCCCAAGGAGCGTGACGAGGCGCTAATTGCGCTCGCCAATCAAGCCAAGATGCTTGCCGCCAACAAGGGAAAGATTGACGGCGAGGCATATCAACTGCTGCGCTCTGGCTTATCAAATCAAGCGTTTGAAGCAACTGGAACCAATAAAAGCCTCTACGGAAAGTTGCTGGAGGCGGTGGACAACTCTGCGGAAAAGTCACTTACCCAACAAGGGAAAACGCAACTAGCGCAAGCGTTGCGCGAAGCGCGGCCGCAATACGGGAATCTGATGAAGCTGGAGCGCGGGCTTGTTGCCGAGGGCGGCGACGTAAGCCCTGCGCGGCTGGCATCAGTGCTGCGTCAGTCCAATCCCAAAGCATTCCGCGAAGGTGGAATGGAGGGCAATCCGCTGTATGACGTGGCAAAAATCGGGGAAACGCTCAAGCCGCTAAAAGCTGGCTCGCCCACGTATGAGCGCGAAGCTACATCGGATGTGCTGTCCATGCTTCTGAAAGCAGGCCCCGCCTACGCGGCAGCCAAAGCCACAACCTCACCCCTGATGACCGGCTATCCGACGATGCTTGCGACCAATCCGATGGCCCAAGCACTTGCCGAGCCTGTATCCAAATTGGCTAATCCAACCTCTCGGGCGCTCGCCGCTGCTTTGGCTCAAAGGCTGCTTGCCGGGTCGGCTCCAGTAATGGCCGAAAACCAATAATCCGATCTTTCGATGCAAATATTTGCGACCAAGCCACAAAGGGACGGCAATGAGCAAAGTCCAAACCCAAGGCCGTAAGGCGGATGCGATAGCAATGCCTAGCGCCATGTACAAGTAGTTGTCCATAAACCCATTCTAGCCACTCACCCGAGGAAAACAAGATGTCTCGAAACGGAACCGGTACTTACAGTCTTCCAGCAGGCAACCCGGTAACAACCGGGACCGTGATTAGTTCAACCTGGGCAAACGGGACGCTGACCGACATTGCCACGGCTCTAACGCAGTCCATCGCCTCTACAGGCGTGACGACCCCCACGGCCAATCTGCCAATGGGCACCTACCGCCATACCGGCGTAGGGAATGCCACGGTCAAAGCTGCTTACGCATCGGTCACTGATGTGCAAAACGGCTCATTGGTGACGCTGGGCGCTGTGGCTGGTACTGACACGATTACAGCCACGGCACCGTTCACATTAACAGCCTACGCTGCGGGGCAAGGCTTCCAGTTTGTTGCGGCAAGCACAAACACGGGTGCGGTGACAATCAATATTGACACCGTTGGCGCTAAGTCCATAACCAAAGCGGGAACTGTGCCTCTCGGTGCTGGCGACATCATCGCAGGGCAAGTGGTACAGATTGTTTATGACGGAACACAGTTTCAAATGATCGGTGCGCGGCAGGGTGGTTCTGTAGCCGCCCAAACCGTAACTTCCCGCTCCAGCGACACGATTTTCAGCGGCCCTGATCTTGGGTCGATGAATCAATACACCGGCTCGTTTACCCAAACATTCACGGCTGCGGCAACTTTGGGCTCTGGTTGGCGCGTCGATGTGCAAAACATCGGTACAGGGGTCATCACCTTTGACGCAAACGGAGCGGAAACGTTTAACACCCAAGCCGGGGCCAGAACGACTATTTCCATGTATCCGGGGGAGGGATTCAGCATTGTTTGCAACGGCTCCGGTTTTGACCTAGTTGGACGCTCAACTACGGTAGTTCTTGAGCGTCAAACAGCCTCGGGATCGGCGGTGGCTATGGAGATAGGCTTCACAGATACCGAGCTTAATCAAATCGACATTCGAGCCTACGATGCAATTTTGTCTGGTCAGTTTTCTGTCCGAGTAAAGAAGTCTGGCAGCTACGTCACAGGCGGAACCTACTACTACGGCATTTCCTACAGCAGCGGTGCAGCAGCTACCAGCCTGACCGGCCAAACGGAAGGCGCTGTAAACCCGATCAGTTCCATTGTCGGACAGACCGGAACATTAAGCGTAGTGCGGCCCACGGCCACATCGGGCGCACAACAAATTCGGGGCGATTTCTCTGCGCCAGTAACATCTGACCAAGGCCAACTCCGAATGATGTCGGGCATTTTTGAAACGACAGTTGCAGCCATCCAAGGCATTCGATTCTCCGGTGGCGCGGCGGTTCCTGGATCAATCACTTCAGGCGAATTTGTGTCGATTGGATACCGAGGCTAATTCAAAGCAAAGAAAAGACCGCCAACAGCCAACATGAATATCTGCGATGGAACACCTTGTAAAGCTCATAGACCCAAGCAACATAGCCCTAGCCCTAGCCATCGGCATGTGCGTAGGTCTGTGGAGGCAAAACGAGGTCATCAGCAAAGCGCGCGACGAAGACCGCAAGATCGTGAATGACAGCCTGGAAAAGACCACGGCGGCGCTAACGGCCATGACTGTTGTTCTGGATGAAGTGAAGACCCTGATTTTGCTGAGACGCGACAAATGAGCCTGTTCCAGCTATTCAAGCGCAAGCCAAACACGGAAACGCTGCAAAAGAAGGCGGCGGTAGATCGCGCCTACGCCAAATTCATGAGCGAGATACGCGGCTTTACGGACTACTGGCGGGACATTTTCGAGCCTGAGTACAAGGCCAGCCCGCTTAAGATAGAGAACAAGGCGGACACATGAAAACATCCCCCAAAGGCATTACCCTAATCACTGAGTTCGAGGGCTTTCGCTCAAAGGCTTATCTTTGCCCGGCAGGCGTGCCCACCATCGGCTACGGTTTTACGCTAGGCGTCCAACTTGGCGACACGATCACCAAAGAGCAAGCAAAGCGCAGGCTTGCCCGTGAGCTTGAAAGCTACGAAGCCGCAGTAACCCGAGCCTGCACGAACGAGCCGAACCAGAACGAGTTTGACGCGCTGGTGTGTTTTGCGTTCAACGTGGGCGCGGCAGGGATGGCTAAATCCAGCG